GCAATATAGACGAGGACTTAAAACAGGAATTACTCTTAGCAATATACATAGCAATAAAGAAATTTCATTTCTGAATTGCACTCCTGTAGTTTCTGTAAAGCACACAATCTCGAATTTGATTGTATGCTTTTTGAGATTACAGGAATACAAATATATTTGCACCTTGACAACTGAATATTTCAAATATCGGAACAAAAACTTTGTAATGAGCCGTTATAAAAGATATGCGAGGACTGCCTGTTCAATAAAATGTTTTGGAGGGACTTAACGGAATTGTAAACGAGGGAATTTGTATTATGGCAAATTGAAGTAAAGGCACGAGCAAAAAATATCTTGTTATAAATTTGATTTCGGCAAAATCAAAAGCGATGATGCACAAAGGGATAATGATACTTGCAGACTACCTGCTCCGTCACAAGATAGGGGGAAAGCTGAGATGCTTATGCGGTTGCCACACCGTCCGATATTTTTTGATTAAAAAAATTTCATTAGGGGGGATTGGTGAAAATGATTTCATCAGCAAATGAACTTGTGGATATTGAAACGATTTCTATTGATAAAAATTTAAGTACATCGGAAAGAGTTGAAAGTTTTTTAAAACAAATTAAAAACCCTTACCATTTTATTTGCAAAGGTGTAAATGTAACTGTAACCTTTGATAAAAACGGAGGAACTCTTGAAGATAACTTAAAGAATTATTATAAATCAAAAATTATGTAGAAATTTTGGAAAAACGTAAAAAATCAATAGACAAAATCCGTATAAAGTGATATACTGAATATGGACTAAGTAAAACAGAATAAATTTCATAAAGCCATTTTCAAATGGTTTTATAAGTGTGTATTCACCTTTGGATAGCTTTGCGTTTTTCTCGCTGAAAACTATTTTAAGAGGTGATTTTTTTATGCACAAAGATTTATCAAAAATTTACAATGCAGATATTTATGTTCGCATATCTCGTGATGATGGAGACAAAGAAGAAAGCGACAGCATAGCTAACCAAAAAGCATTAATAAAAAATTACTTAAATTCAAAGCCTGAATTTAAGCTGCACAAAATCAGAGTTGATGACGGTTATACCGGAGTTAATTTTGACAGACCTGCTTTTACGGAAATGCTTGCCGATATTAAATCGGGCAAAGTAAACTGTGTTATTGTAAAGGACCTTTCTCGTTTTGGCAGAAACTACATAGAAAACGGCAAATATATCACAAATATATTTCCGTTCTTGGGTGTACGCTTTATAGCTATAAATGACAACTTTGATACCGGTAGCACTATCAATTCTTCCGAGTTGACTGTGTTCCATTTCAAAAATATTTTGAACGACGCATATTGCAATGACATATCTATAAAAGTGCGTAGTCAACTTGACATAAAACGCAAAAATGGTGACTTCATAGGCTCTTATGCTCCATACGGATATTTGAAAGCACCAGAAAACAAAAATACACTTATCATAGATGAAAGCGTAGCCGATATAATACGAAATATTTTCGGTTGGAAGTTATCTGGTATGAGTGCTTTAAGAATAGCCGAGAAACTCAACAAACTTTGTATTGCCTCTCCTATGGAACACAAAAAGGAACTTGGCATAAAATTCGGCACAGGTTTTCGCAAAAAAATAAAATCCGAATGGACAGCAAGAGCGGTATCAAGAATACTATCAAACAAAGTGTATATAGGCACTCTTGAGCAGGGAAAGACCACAACACCAAACTACAAAATTAAAGCAAGAGTAAATAGGAAATGTGAAGATTGGTTTGTATGTGAAAATAATCATCCCTCAATTATTAGCAAAGATGTTTTTGAAAAAGTGCAAACTCTACTTGATGAGGATACAAGGGTTGCACCCGATAATGATGAGGTATATATATTTTCCGGCATTGTAAAATGCGGTAAATGCGGCAGTAATCTTACACGCAAAAGCTGTATTTCAAGAAATGGAAAAACACGCTATTATTACTATATATGCCTTTCAAACAAGAACAAAACAGGTTGTGACAACAAGATGTGCTTTTCTGTAAGTAAACTTGAAGAAATTATTCTCGAAAGTCTTAATACTCATATTAAAAATTTTATCGAAGTTAAGAGGTTAGCCGATTCTGTTTCCGATATGTCTTTTAACACAGCCGAAACAAAAAAGTTGGAGGCTGAAAAAGATAAATTGACAGATGACCTGAAAACATCAGAAAGACACAGCCTTGAACTTTATGAGGACTTCAAAGCAAGTCTTATAAGTGAAAAAGAATACAAGGCAATTAAAGAGGTTTATACCGAAAGACAAGAGCAAATCACGGCAAGACTCAATGCCCTTCATAAAAGATATGAACTACTTACTTCACAGCATTGCTCACTTTCAATATACGATGATTTTGACGGTAAAAACGGAATAAAAGAATTATCAAGACAACTTGTGGTGTCGCTTATAGATAAAATTCTTATTTACGATAAAAACACCATTGAAATAAAATTCAAGTATCAATCAGAATATGATTTAATGCTTGAACACATCGGCTATGCAGAGGTGATGTAGTATGGCAAGAAAAAGCAGAAAAAATAGTGTGTCTCAAACTATAAAACATAATGAGGAAACAAATAAAACAGCTTTATATTTAAGGCTTTCCATAGCCGACAATGGGAATGTAGATGCTAACAGTATTGAAAACCAACGAATGTATATTGAGGAAAATCTCTGCCATTTTGAAAACATAAATGTCGTAAAGATATTTACCGATAACGGTTTTTCGGGAACTAACTTCAATCGCAACGCTTGGCAAGAACTGTTTTCTGATATACAAAGCAAAAAAATAAATTGTGTTATTGTAAAGGATTTTTCAAGACTTGGCAGAAACTTTATTGAAACCTCAAATATGATTGAAACAGTATTTCCTTTTCTTGGTGTAAGGTTTATTTCAATCAATGATAACTATGACAGTTTCAGAGATAAATATTCATCCAAGCTCTTTGAAATATCTTTTAAAAACATAATGAATGAGTGCTATGCAAGGGATATTTCCCAAAAGATTATATCTGCAAAATTAGCCAGACAATCAAGTGGTTACATAACAGCAAGCCATATAGCTTATGGGTACAAATTATCCGATGACAAAAAAAGTCTTGTTATTAACGAAGATACCGCTCCTGTTGTTAAAAAAATATTTGAATGGAGATTATCCGGTGTATCAATAGGCGAAATAATTAAACGTCTTAGATTTCTTGCCATACCATCGGTTGGACAGTATTTATATTTAAGCGGACGAGGTTATAAGAAATATTCAACCTCAGCTTGGTCAATCGCAAGTGTAAGGCATATCCTTGCCGACCAAACTTATGTGGGTGACTTAATTCAAAATAAAACTCGAACAAGAGTTTTTGAGGAAAACAAGCAAATAAAAACCACTCCGAATGAATGGTATATACGAAAAAATGCACATACACCTCTTGTTTCAATAGCTGACTTCAAAAAAGTACAAGCGTTAAAAACAAGAGCTCATATAGAACCAAAGCATAAAAACCCATTGGTTGGCAAAGTTAAATGCGGTAAATGTGGTTATCGCCTCTCCAGAGTATATAAGGACCGGAACAGGAGTTATTGGAGTTGTCAAAGCCACAAAACACAACTCAAAGATAAATGCGGCATTTATATATCAGATAAATCTTTAACAAACACAATAGCAATAACATTGCATAAATATGCTGATATTACAATTGAGAGACTTTCTCTTGCAAACGCTATATACAAATCTGAACTGTTTAAAAACAAACTGCATCAGCTTGATAAGGAACTATGCGACCTCAACAACCAATCAACAATAATGAGAAATAAGCTGTTGTCTCTGTATACAGACTACAAAAATAATCTTATAAACAAACAAGATTACGAATGTATACGTAAGGACTACACCAATACTCACAGCAAACTTACAAATGATATTGAAGCACTTACAAAGCAAATAAATAATCTCAAAGATGAAAACAAGTTTCATAAAAAACTGGATAAAATCTTTTCAAGCACCTTCAATACAGATAATAATGAGTATATTTATACCTTAGTTAAAGAAATCAGAGTATTTTCTTCCGATTGCATCGAGATTGATTTTAACTTTGAGGACAGCTTTACGGAACTTGCAGACTTTGTAAATAAATGGGAGGGCTTAATATGAATACAACAGCTATGTATTTAAGACTTTCGGATGATGATACAGATATTAATACAACAAAGACAGAAAGCAACAGCATATCTGGGCAAAGGATAATAGTAAGAAACTTTATTAACAGTATTCCTGAACTTAAAAATACAGAAATTAAGGAATATTGTGATGACGGATATTCTGGAGTCAATTTCAATCGTCCATCTGTTACAAAATTACTTGCCGATGTCAAAAGTGGCTTAATAAAGTGTATAGTAGTTAAAGACCTTTCTCGTTTCGGCAGAAACTTCGTTGAAGTCGGAGACTATCTTGAACAGATATTTCCGGTGCTTGGTATCAGGTTTATAGCCGTAAATGATAATTATGACAGCAATAACAACGGCAATTATTCTACAAATATGGAGGTTGCCTTCAGAAACCTTATGAACGAAGAATACAGCAGAGACATTTCAAACAAGGTTAAAGCCGTTAAGGAGTTACATAAAAAACAAGGTTTGTTTTTAGGCGGTATAGCACCTTACGGATATAAAGTGGTAAATAAACAGCTTGTTATTGATGAGTATGCTGCAAATATCGTGAAACAGATATTTAAACTTGCCGAGATGGGTGTATCTTTTATAAATATCGCAAAGGCTCTCAATGACGAAAATATAACTCCGAGAGGTATTTACTCGGGCAATGTGAAAAATGTTGTTTATTGGAAACCAAAGATGGTTTCAAATATACTTCATAACCAGATTTACACAGGTACACTCATAAATAATAAACAAACCAGCACATCACCGAGAGTGATGAAAAATAACGCTACCGACAATTGGCTTGTATTTGAAAATCACCACGAGCCAATTATCAACAATGACATCTTTGAGAATGTACAAAAACGCTTTCATAAATTTACGGCTAAAAAATACAACAATTCCTACTATAATGAGTTTAAAAAGAAGGTGTATTGTAAAGGTTGCGGACAACTTTTACAGCGTCACTACATAGCAAATGACTATGCACTCAAAAAAGCCGTTAAATCATTCTATTTCAAATGTGATTACGCAATAACGGAAAGTTGTTGTTCTGATAGGGTTTATATTGAAACTCTTAACGAGGTTGTTACAAATAGTCTAAAAACCTATATTGAGATGATTAAGGGTAACATAAGTAATATTAATGCTAAATATTCAATAGTCCAACAGCAAGCCGATAGAGCGCTAAAATCCATTACAGATGAAATAAAGACTCTCGAGGACAAAATACTGGTTGAATACACTAACTACCGCAGTAACTCCATTTCAAAAGCAGAATTTGTATCAAGACGAGAAAAAATTTCGGATAAGATATTTGTTCTTAACATTGAAAGGGAAAAGCTTGAAAAAGAAATTCAACCAAACGAAGTATTAACTCAAACCGAAAACTTAATAACCGAATACAAAAATAACACAATCCCCGATGCGGAATTGATAAATAGGTTAGTAAAAAAAATCTATATTTCATCTGCCAATGAAATTGAAATTGAATGGAATTTTGAAGATGTTTCTGATATTGAAGAATAATTGAAAAATTTTAAAATTGGTTTTGGAAAAAAATTATTAAAAATGTTTTGCACTACCTTGACAGTATCTTATTGTTGTTACACTACTTGGAATTTCT